GGACGAAAGAAGAAGCCATGGGACGAGCTGTCCCCCCTCATGCAGGTTCGCCTCTACCACCAGGGAGATGAGCGGGTACCAAAGGACTTCGTCCTCCCTCCTCGACGAAAGTACCCACCACGGATCGTGCAGCAGGTCAAGCCATGGGCGGAGCTGACGCGCTCCGCTCAGCTCCGCCTCTTCAACCAGGGGTCCCCTCGTGTACCTCCTGGCTGGGAGGCGAACAAGCACGCCGGAAAGGGAAGCAGCACGGAGAAGAGGGAACCAGGGAAGCCATGGGAGGCCCTGAGCCAGTGCCAGCGCCTGCGGCTCTGGCGGGCCCAAAGCCCTCGCGTCCCAGCAGGTTGGAACCCTGGCCTGTACAGGGGGCAGCCCCGGACAAGGGAGAACGACCCCGTTCTTGCCCGCCTGCGTCCTCCCCCACCCGGCTCAAGCGGAGCAATACAGGCGCACACGTCCCCAAATTGTGCCCCCGGGGAAGGCGAATTTGAGCAGATCGGGTGCGCCGGCGCACCAGAAGTCCTCACCGGGGCGACGCCCCGGGAGCTGGAACGAGCCCCTGGGCCAGACTGGAAGGACCTCCCTCCCGTCGTCACCGACCAGACGAAGTTCACCTCCCTGCCCTACATCGCGCCCCTCCAACCTGGCCCCTACGTTCCCCGCCTCAAGGTCAAGGAGAAGGTGGACCGGACCCCACCGATCCGGAACGGCGTTCCCTGGGAGGAGCTCCTCTACACGGCCCGTCAGGTTGGACTGGATGAGAAGGGGCTCAGGTCCCTCCTCGTCGAGAACAAGGAGCTCCGCTCTGCCCTTGCCGCCGCCGAGGCGGAGCTGGACGAGGAGCAGGAGAAGAAGGACGAGGCGGAGCTCGCCCTGTGGAAGGGGCTCTCAAGAGCGCAGCGCGTGCGAAGGGCCTGCACCGGGGGCTGGGTTCCACCTGGGTGGCGCCTACCCCCGCCCTTTGAAGGCCCGTTCGAGCAGCTCACTCCTCTTCAGCAGGAGGAGGTCCTTCTTCGGGAGGCATGGAGCTCAGGAGCCGCAGGAGCTCCTCTGAAGAAAGAGAGCTGACGCTCTCCCCAAGCACCTTCGAGATCAGCTGCGCGAGGAGCTGCTCCTGCCGCTGCAGAAGCTTGCGGCGCTTCCCAGCGCTGCTTGCCCAGAACGCCTGCACGCTCTCGGAGATGTTCCTTCGTTCCCGCTCAGACAGGCGGTAGCCCTTCGGCCGCCCAGGCAGCCGGCGCGCCATTACTCCACCTTCGGCTCAGCAGCTGCGGCATCCAGCTCAGCGAGGCGGTTGTTCGCCCCCTGAATGAAGGACTGACGGAGCAGCAGCTGGTACTGTGCCTGCCCGATGCCCTCCGTGATCTGCTTGATCTCGTCCTGTGCCTGCTTGATCAGCTGCTCAATAACGCTGCGCTCGTCCATGTGCTTCTCCTGTTAGTAACACGGTGTCACCCGCTGTTAACTATCTATGCGCCTGGTGGACGTAAATAACCTGCACCTACCAACCGGCGGTGCACCTACTACCACCCGAAAGGACGTATGATGGACGAACTGAACGTAAGCGACGCTGCCCCTGAGCTTGGGGCCGACATTACCTCCGGCACCCCTGAGAGCACCGCGCAGGAGCAGGCGCTCGAGGAGCTCTTTGAGCTCAAGGTCGACGGAGAGACCCAGAAGCTGACCAAGCAGCAGCTCATCGCACAGGCCCAGAAGGCCAAGGCCGCCGAGAAGCGGATGCAGACCGCCGCCCAGGAGCGCGACGCCGCCAAGAAGCTCGTTGACCTCGCGAAGAACGACCCAGTCGCCTTCCTCAAGCACCTGAACGGCGAGACGTTCAACGAGAAGGACTTCTTCGCCAAGCGCCTCGCGGCCCTCATGGAGGACGAGATGCTGTCCCCAGAGGAGAAGCAGCAGCGCGCGGACATGATGGAGCTCCAGGAGCTGCGCAAGCAGGCCAAGGAAGCCAAGGAGCGCCTTGAGAGCGAGCGCCTGCAGAAGGAGGCCGAGGCCCTCCAGGTTGAGATCGACAAGGAGATGGCCGACGCCATCGCCGCGGTAGGCCTGCCCAAGACCCGCGCCGCCGTGAAGCGGGTTGCGGAGTACGCGCTGGACGCCCTCGAGAACGGCCTGAACGTTCCGATGGCCAAGATCGCTGCCCAGGTCAAGAAGGACATCCAGCAGGAGGTTCTGGACCTGCTCGGTCAGAGCGACGAGGACGCGTTTGAGCAGCTCCTTGGGTCGGACCTCCTGAAGAAGGCCCAGAAGACGAGCCTCAAGGTCAAGAAGCCCGGCGAGCCCGTTACCCCCAAGGAGAAGGCCGAGATCGAGAAGACCAAGGAGAAGGAGAAGAAGCGCCTGACCGCGGCCGATCTGCACAAGGAGTGGGGCCTGCTCTAACCTCCAACCCCTGATAAATACCGACGAAGCAGTTTGACCGCTGCCTACAGCACCTTTCGGTGACGCCCTCCTCGCGGCTCCTATCCTCGGACGGAACCAAGCAGCAAGGTGAAGCCTAAAGGTTCTGGCTGAACCAGGTAGAGCGCCAAGGCCTTCCATCCCACGGGACGAAGCACCTAGCCCCTCGCTGATTGGTGCGCCAGGTTGCCGTAAACGGTCGCCCAGTTCATTCAATTCCGAGGTAACCCCTCAACCCTACCTGAAAGGTTCGCCATGACCACGATCGCCCAACTCACTGGCCTGTTCTACGAGAAGTACGCCGACAAGATCGAGACGCTGTACCAGCGCTCGTCCCTCCTGAAGGAGGACATCCCCTTCGTCAAGGCCTCGCAGCAGAACGGTGGAAACTACAACCAGCCCGTCGTGATGTCCCCTGAGCAGGGCTTCACCTACGCCGCACCTGCAGCCGCTGGCCCGGTCGCCATGAACAGCGCCATCAGCCTGATCATGCAGAACGCCCAGGTCACCCCGTACCAGATGGGTGCCCGCTTCGTGCTGGACTACGAGTCCGCTCACCGCTCTGTCGCCGGCAAGGCCTTTGAGCCCGCCGCTCTGCTCCAGATGACCAACGTCATGGAACAGGCCAACAACCGCCTGGAGCTCTCGATGCTCTACGGTCAGGAAGGCCTCGGCACCTCGAGCTCCACGACCGGTGTTGACGCAACGACCCTGGACCTGGTCTTCACGGCCGCTTCCTGGTCGGACGCCGCTTGGGGTGTGACGCTGAACGCCGTCGTGAACTTCTTCAACAACGGCACCGGCGCCCTGATCTCTTCTGGCGCTGACGCGGACTTCACCGTGACAAAGGTCACGACCAGCACCCGCACCGTTCGCGTGACTGGTACTGCCACTGGCATCACCGCGCTGAACGCCGTTGAGGCCGTGGACGCCTTCTACAAGGGCGCCCGCACTGGCGCTTCGTCCTTCAACGAGATGCCTGGTCTGTCCAAGATCATCACCAACACGGGAACGCTCTTCAACATCGACGCCTCGACGTACGACCTCTGGAAGGGCAACACCTACAGCGCTGGCTCGGCCGCTCTGACCTTCGCCAAGGTTCAGTCCGCCATCGGCGTCGCAGTTGGTCGTGGTCTGCTCGAAGACGTCACGCTGTACGTGAACCCGAAGACCTGGGGCAACCTGCTCACCGAGCAGATGGCTCTCCGCATGTACGACTCCTCGTACAGCGAAGGTACCTCGAAGACCGGTTCGCGCGAGCTGACCTTCTTCTCGCAGAACGGCAAGGTGACCATCAAGTCCCACCCGTTCGTGAAGGAAGGCGACGCCTTCATCATCCCGACCGCCCAGGTCAAGCGCATCGGCAGCACGGACATCACGTTCACTGCTCCAGGTGCCAAGGGTGCGAAGGAGATGTTCATCGACCTGCCAGACAACATGGGCTACCAGGCCAAGCTCTACAGCGGCCAGACCGTGTTCGTTCAGGCACCGGCGAAGTGCGTCAAGATCACGAACATCGTGAACAGCTAAGCTCTCCGCTGTCTTAAGCTAGGGGCTGCTGCCGCTGAGGTGGCAGCCCCTTTCTGCTAAATAGCCTGACGCGAGGAGAGCCCGTGATTCCAACAACCTACAACGGTCAGGTCTTTAACATCCCCGAGTATGATGACGAGGGATGGGGACCGGACGTTACTGCCTACCTTGTTGCGCTCGCGACTGGCTCGCTGACCCGCGCAGGTGGCCTCTTTACCCTCACGAACGACGTTGACTTCGGTGGAACGTATGGCCTGAAGGCTGGACACTACTCCTCCGGAGCTTTGAATCCTGCAGCGAGCGGCCTGTTCCGCTTGGCGCACTCCGACACCATCAACTTTCGGAACAATGCCAACACGGGAGACCTCGCTCTCTCCGTGTCGGCCAGCGACCAGCTGCTCTTCAACGGGAACCTGATCGGCGGTGACCCCGTCTGGGGCCAGATCGTCGGCACGCTCTCGGACCAGACGGACCTGCAGAACGCGCTGAACCTCAAGGCCAACCTGGCCTCGCCGACGTTTACCGGCACGGTAACGCTTCCAAGCACCATCATCCCGCTGACGGGGTACCTCAAGGGCAACGGCGCTTCAGCCATCACTGCCGTCACGTCCATCCCGACGGGGGACCTCTCCGGAACCATCTCTCTGACCACGCAGGTCTCAGGCATTCTGCCGGTCGCAAACGGCGGCTCAGGTGCTTCGACGCTGACTGGCTTCCTCAAGGGAAATGGAACGAGCGCGTTCACCGCGCAGAGCACGATCAACCTTGGCTCGGAAGTAACTGGTACGCTTGCGGTTTCCAACGGCGGAACCGGTGGAACAAGCTTCAGCTCTGGTCGGTACCTGCTTGGTAATGGAACGGGGCCGTTTAACACCCAGGTAGGTGTTCCAACGAGCGACCTTACTGGCAACCTCTCGATCAGCCTCTTCAACAGCGGAACTGGTGCTTCGAGTGGAACCTTCTGGCGTGGTGATGGGGTGTGGGCCGGCATCCCCGGTGGCCTGTCTCCGGTAGGTGGCCAGTACGCCCTTCAGTGGGATAACGGTGCTGGTGCACTTGCAGGAAGCAACGTAAAGCTCGCGACTGATTCTTCTGGCCAAGCCCTTCGCCTTGGCGATGGTTCCACGCTTATCGGAACGCTCAAGTACAACACTGATACCGTTCACCTTGGTTTCACCGATCCTGCGCTTCGCCTTTCAACGGACGACGTGAGTGCATCTGGCCTGTACTCCAACCCGGTCGTCATGCAGGGCGGAACGTTTACCAGCACGATCGACGGCGCGGTTTACCGGCCGCCGTACGCGATGTCCACGACGGGTCTCGCTAGCAGCGCTGGGACCCCGATTGGCTTCAAGATCGGTGGCGGTCGGTACACGCTTGGCGTAACCGACATCAGCAGCGGCTCGATCACCGTAGGTCAACCAACTGCAGGTGGGTACGGCGACATCGTGCTAGCTGATGGAACCGGAACCTGCACCATCACGCTGAACAGCAACGGTCAGACCTTCCAAGCAAATGGCGCTAGCCAGGACTTTACCATCCAGGGTGGTCGCAACGTCTCGATGAGCCAGACGGCCTCAGCCTCGGGTTCGCTTGGCTTGGACGCGGTAAGGAACATCACGATTAACTCCTCAGGTTCTTCGGGTGGCATTGCTCTTACCACGACCAGCAACAACATCAGCCTTGCAAGCACGAACGGGTACCTGCGGTTTGACACGCAGCTCATCGAGCGCTTCCGCATTCTGAACAATGGGGCTTGGTCAGTTGGAACTGGTGGAACCGCAACGGGAACCGCCGGTCAGGTGCTGACGAGCAACGGCTCAGGTTCTGCCCCGTCTTGGCAGTCCGTCGGCGGCTCAGGAACAGTGACGTCCGTGACCGTGAACGGCACGGCTGGAAACATCACCTCCTCTGGCTCACCCATCACGACGAGTGGCACCATCACGCTGAACCTTGCCACGACCGCCGTAACGCCTGGTTCCTACACGAACGCCAACATCACGGTCGATTCCTTCGGTCGCATCACCGCAGCAAGCAACGGCTCAGCAGGCGGTGTCACCTCGTTCAATACCCGAACTGGTGCAGTAACGCTCACTTCGGGAGACGTGACGACGGCGCTTGGCTTCACGCCCGCAAGCAGCGCGATCACGATCAGCGCGGGCACGGGCCTTTCCGGTGGTGGGGACCTCTCAGCGAACCGGACTTTGTCCCTGGCCAACACGGCAGTAACGCCTGGTTCGTACACGAACGCCAACATCACGGTGGATGCGCAGGGCCGGATCACGTCCGCGGCGAATGGCACCTCTGGTCTCTCGGCTCCAAACTACGAAACAGCGGTCGCAACTGCCAGCCAAACTGTCTTCAACACGACGGTAAATACGCAGGCCAACGGTTCAGGCAAGACGTACCTGCTCGTGTACGTGAACGGCGTGAAGCAGATCGAAGGCGCAACCAAGGCCTACACGGTAACTGGTGCCAACCAGATCACCTTCAACACCGGCCTCAACCTCAGTGACGACGTTGAGTTCGTCGCCTTTGCTTAAGGACCCACATGGCTCAGCAGAAGATCAAAGACAGTCAGATTGCGGATGTCGCCGGCAGCAAGGTCGTCGGCAACATCCCAGGCAACGCAGCTGGCCTGACGACAACCCTCGGAATTGGCTCTGGTGGCACAGGCCAGACCACGCAGACGGCAGCAATGGACGCGCTGTCGCCTACCACCACGAAGGGCGACCTGCTTGTTGACAACGGCACGAGCGTGGTGCGCCTTGCTGTTGGTGCTGACACCTATGTCCTCACCGCCGACAGCTCGCAGGCAACTGGTGTGAAGTGGGCCGCAGGTGGCGGCGGTGGTGGTGGTATTGACGTCCAGACATTCACCTCGTCTGGCACTTGGACCAAGCCAAGCGGGGCGAAGCGCGTCGATATCTTCATGGTTGGCGGTGGTGGTGGCGGTGGCTCAGGCCGTAAGGGGCTGAGCTCATCTAACCGCGGTGGTGGCGGTGGTGGCGGTGGCGGCGCCATGTTCTACGCCAAGGGCGTAAACGCAAGTACGTTTGGCAGCACTGTGACCGTCACAATTGGAACAGGTGGCAACGGCGGTGCTGCACAGACAACTGCATCAACTAATGGAAACGCGGGTGCGGCTGGTGGCACCAGCTCATTTGGTACGCTCTACGCGCTTGGTGGGTCACAGGGCGGAGGCGGTTCAACTGGCGCTGCCGGCGGTGGCGCCGGTGCTAACGGCTACTTCTATGGTGGCAACGGTGGAGCCGGCTCCAACGGCACCAGCCAGAATGGAACTACAGCTCAAACTGCAAACGGAAACATCACCGCCACCAATAGCGCTGGTGGTAACGGCGGTGCAACTGGTGGTGGCGGCGGTGCTGGCTGCAACTCCGGCTCAGGCACTGGCGTCGGCGGCAATGGGGGCCGGGTTGGAGACTACATCTTCGCAAGCGCGATTAATGGTGGCGTGGGCTCAAGTACGAATGCTCCAGGTGGCAATGGAAACAGCATTCTTTCAACGTCTGGCAACGGCATCATGTGGGGTGGCACTGGCGGCGGCGGCGGCTCAGCTGACCCTACGTGGGGCGGAACAGCGGGCGGTAACGGAGTAGAAGGTGGCGGTGGCGGTGGCGGCGGTGCTGGCACTGACACCGTTTCTGACAGCGGCAAGGGTGGAAACGGTGGTAACGGCTACGCCGTCATCATCACCTACATGTAAGGACCTACTATGCGCTACGCAATCATCAAGGACGGGGTTGTAGTGAATGTCATCCTGTGGGATGGACAAGCTGAGTGGCAACCTCCTGAAGGTGCCACGCTCGTCAACGTCGATGACATCATCTTCGGCCCAGGTTACTTGTACGATGGTGAGACCTTCACTGACCCAAGCCCGCCACTTGAGTAACGTAAGCCACTCTTCTACAACAGGACGCCTAACATGAACGACACCCTCCACGCAGCTGCTCAGGCGGCCTCGGCGCCCGTCGTCACAGCCGTACCTGTGGGGGTCTCCGTGCTGACCCTCTTCGGAGTACCGCTCCAGGAGTGGGTGTACGCGCTCACCATCGTCTGGCTGCTTGTCCAGATTGGGCTGAAGCTCTGGGACCACTTCTTCTACCGGAGGCGCGATGATCGCTAAGACACCACACGGCTACCAGGTCAAGAGCCAGGAGGGCAAGAACCTCTCCAAGGCAAACCTCTCGCAGAAGGAAGCTGAGAAGCGTCTGAAGCAGGTTGAGTACTTCAAGTACCTGGCGGGCAAGAAATGAGGTTCTTCACTCGCCTCTGGGACGGCATCTGCGACCTGCTGCACGACGGCGGTCCATCGATGACCCGCGTGATCAACTTCATTGTCGCCCTCACCGGCGCGTGGTTGCTGTACTTCTGGGCCAAGGGAAACGGTGAGATGGGCTGGCCCTACGCGGCCTGCTTCGTGTGCTACCTTCTCTATGGAGCTGGTCCTCATGTCATCAAGCAAGCGATCGACGCGGTCAAAGAAATCAAGTCCTCTGCCAAAGGAAACTAAGGAAGAGGAAACCAGGCGCAAGGTCCTGGAGTTCATCAAGGAGTTCAAGAAGCGTGTTCAACGTTAAACTCGTGATCGTCGGGCTGGTGCTTGCTCTGGTGAGTGGTGTCTGCGGGGTGCACCTGCTCGGCGACGCGAGGGTAAAGCGCTCTCTTGCTGAGACACAGGATGAGGTTGCCTCCCTGAAGGCCGAGAATGAGCTGCTGCACCAGCAGCTGATGGAGGCAACCGAGGCCGGAAAGCAGTGGCAGCAGCAGGCCTCAGCCGCTGAGCAGCAGCGGCAGGTCATCGCCAAGAACCTCTCGATCAGCCTCACGAAGCTTCGGAACCAGAAGCCACCTTCAACCTGCGACGCCGCGGTGCAGTGGGCCGTTGAGCACAAGGAGGACCTGGCATGGTAAGAGCTCTGCGCTTCATCAAGGACTGCTGGACGGCGCTCCTGATCTTCCTGCTTCTGCTCGTCCTTGGTGGCTGCGCGACGCAGCCTGAGGTGCGCGTGATCCGCCCGCCTGAGCCACCTGTGATTGCGCGCCCAGAGCTGCCTGTCCTGGCTGTAAGTAAAGACATGGACGCGGGAACTGTGCTGCAGCTTCACCGCGAGACGATTAAGCGCCTCCAGGCCTGGGGCCTGGAGCTTGAGGCGGCCCTTGAGGCCTACCGGAGGAAGTAATGCCAGTTTCACAGGTTTGGAATGGGGAAACCTACACCCTCCCGCTTCCGGGTGACAACTACGGCTGGGGCAATGGAACCACAAGCTACCTGCTCGCCCTTGGTCAGGCCGCTCTGTCCCTGGCTGGTGGAACGTTCACGCTCACTGGTGAGGTGGACTTCGGTGCCACCTTTGGCCTGAAGAGCGCGTACTTCAAGAGCCGCGGAACTTCCGCTCTCACTGGCGTCGTGCGCCTTGGAAACACCGAGACGATCTCGTGGCGCAACGCGGCGAACAGCGCGGACCTGCCGCTTACCGTGAACGCGAGCAACCAGCTCACCTTCAACGGCGTGCCGCTTTCAGTCGCAACCGGCACCGTAACATCCGTTTCCGTTGCCGCTGGATCGAGCAAGCTCTCGTCCTCTGGCTCGCCCATCACCACGAGCGGCACGATCACGCTGGACGTCGTTGAGGCGAACCTGACCCTGAACAACATTGGTGGAACGCTCTCCGTCTCCAAGGGTGGCTCGGGCGCAAGCACGCTCACGGGGTACCTCAAGGGCAACGGTACCAGCGCCTTCACGGCCGTAAGCTCCATCCCCTCGAGCGACATCACTGGAACCCTTGGTGTTGCGAACGGCGGAACCGGTGTCAACACCCTGTCAGCTGGCTTCGTGTACAGCCCAGGTGGCACGAGCGCCTTCTCGACGTTCGCGAACGTGGACCTGACGAGCCAGGTGACTGGAACCCTTCCTATCTCCTCAGGTGGAACTGGACAGACCACCGCCGCTGGCGCGCTGAACGGCCTGTTTGGTACCGCGGGCTTCACGACGCTGCCCAACGCATTCTACTGGACGGGGGACTTCTCTACCTCTGCCAACCGGGCGTACTGGAAGTCCAACACCGGAACCGCAACCGTCCTCGTGACCAAGGCACCAGGCAGCACCTCAAGCGACCTCTCTGGTTTCCGCTTGAACAGCTCCTCGGACGACAACAATCACTGGCTGTGGTCGCTCTCAGCGCGCAACAGCACCACCGGCTCTGGAGCGCACCGCCTCCAGACAGGCAAGGTGACCGCTGGTGTAACGGCGGATAGTCCTGACCCCATCGTCTTCTCCGGCGCGGTGACAGGCACCGTCTGGGCGCAGATTCAAGCCGCTAGCTCCGGTTGGAGCAGCTCAGCCAGCACGGAGCTTCTGCGCAAGGCAGACGTTCCCTTGACCACGAAGGGTGACATTCTCACCTTCACCACCGTCCCTGCTCGTCGTGCAGTCGGAACTGACGGCTACGTCCTGAAGGCGGACAGCACTCAAGCGACTGGCCTGAACTGGATGGACCCGCGAAGCCAGGGTCAGGCGCTTCTCACAAGCCCCACGACGGGCTTCTCGGTGACGATCGGGGACCAGTACAGCGCGCTCATCCTGTTTGCGAACTCGGGTGTGGTTTCAAGCGGAACCGTGACGATGCCAGCAAACCCGGGAGATGGGTACGTCATGCGCATCATGGTGACCTCCAACAACGTTACCTGCACGATCTCGCCCAACACAGGTCAGACCGTGCTTGACGCTCCCGCCACCATTAACGCCGGCACTGGGGTGGCCTTCTGGTACTACGCCGGTTCTTCGACCTGGTTCCGGTTGTACTGACCGGGTTAAATAGACGGCCGCATGGCCGAAAGGATGAAACATGGAAGACAAGGACAAGCTCAAGGCAGCGCTGCTCGTAGAGCTCATCAAGATCCTGGGCAAGGACGCCGTCTCAAAGCTCGTTGGTCACGACGAAGCCGGTGAGGGCGAAACTGCTGCCGAGGAAGCCGCCGAGACCCCTGAGGACGAAGCAAAGGAAATGGTTGCTGAGAAGCCTGACCTCGCGGTCATCTCGGTTGAACCTGACTCTGAGAGCGCGTCTGAGGACGCCGGCGAAGCCCCTGGTGACGAGGAAGACGAGAAGGCCAAGCGCCTGAAGAAGCTCAAGGCCCTGGCCGAGGAGTAAGCGATGGACTACTCCACTGACTGGCTGGTCGCGAACGTCCAGCGGATGGAGAGCGTCGCGACCTCAAGCCAGACCTTCTCCGAGGACGACATTGTCGAGTTCCTGAACCTGGAGCTTCAGAGCACCGTCGTCCCCACGATCCAGAGCGTGAACGAGGAGTTCGGCGTCTTCTACGAGGAGTTCACGAGCGCTGAGCTTGGAACCACCGTGCAGATTCCGGCTGTCGCGACTGGCGCCCGCCTTCGCAGCGTGCAGCTCATCTCGCCCGCGAACTACATCACGGCCTTCCCGCGCCTGTCTCCGGACTCGATCGGCAAGCGCGGTGCTGTCTGGCCGCAGAGCGCTGGGTACTACATCCGAAACAACGAGCTCGTCTTCTACCCCTACAAGCCACAGGGGAACTTCACGCTCCGGTTGAACTACTTCCGCCGTCCGAATGTGCTGGTTCCTGCGACCGAGGCTGGCCGCGTGCTGAGCATCGACACGGTCGGCAACACCGTGACGCTGGACAACACCCCGACGACGAATTGGGCAGTCGGTGAGAACCTGGACATCATCGAAGGCGAGCAGCCGTTTGACTTTCGCGTCCAGAGCACTCCCATCGTGAACATCACCGGGCCGGTCATTGAGCTTGACCCAGCCGTGATCGCCGAGGTGCAGGTGGGAGACTACCTGGCTCGCCAAGGTGAGAGCCCAGTCGTGCAGTTCGTGCCCATCGAGGCCCTGTACCTGCTGAGCCAGCTCGCGGGCTGCCGGTGCCTCCAGGCGCTTGGCGACACGGAAGGCTGGAAGCTCTCCGTGCAGAAGGCCGAGAGCATGAAGACGATGCTGCTGAACATGGTGAGCGACCGCATCGCTGGCAACCCACAGAAGATCGTGGCTCGCCCAATCACGCGCCGCTTCCGCTGGTAAGGAAACCGAATGTCTGGTCCAAAGCCACAGGTCCTGAGCCTAAAGATCCACGGGCTCTTCACGAACCCAAACACGTTCAGCGAGGTCCCAGCGGGCATCACGCTGAACAGCTGCGCGAACATCGTGCTCAACCGGGACAGCATTGTGTCTTCCCGGCGTGGCCTGACGCAGTACGGCTCACCAAGTGGCACGGTTGAGGTGCGAGACATCCTCGACTACAAGGACACGCTCATCACGCGGGACGCGGCGAACGTTCTGAAGTACGACACAAGCGGTGATGGCAGCACGTGGACGGCCTACAGCGGCACGTACGTTCCAGCGCAGGGCGTTGATGACCACCTGTCCTCGTTCCAGGCAAACAAGAACCTCTACATCGCAACGGACAACGGGATCTACAAGCTCGCTGAGATCGCCGGCTCGTGGGTGCAGGCGGGTGCTCCGCGTGGCCTCGGCGGAACCGGCGTGGTGACTGGTGCAAGTGGCTTCATGAGCACGAACACAAACGTTGCCTACCGCGTGGTCTGGGGCTACCGGGACGTGAACGAGAACCTCATTCTGGGCGCACCGAGCGACCGCATCATCGTCTCAAACACCTCGGGTGGTGACCGGGACGTTTCGCTGACCTTCTTCATCCCGCAGCGCGTCACGACGAACTTCTTCTACCAGGTCTACCGCTCTGGTCCTTCGGCAACCGCTGCAGATGAGCCTGATGACGAGCTCCAGCTCGTGTACGAGGACTCCCCGACCGCGGGTGAGATCACCGCTGGCTCAGTCACGATCACGGACAGCACGCCTGATGACCTGCGAGGCGTAACGATCTACACCGCACCCTCCCTGACGACCCAGGGCATCCTGTCTGCCAACACGGAGCCACCGTTCGCTACCACTGCCTGCGTGTACTCCAACACGGCCTTCTACGGCAACACCCGCACCAAGCACTCGCTCTTTGTGACGCTGATCGCTGTTGGAGCGCCTGACGGCATCCAGGTCAATGACACGCTGACGATCAGCGACGGTACAAACACCGTGGTGCTCACTGGAAAGGCGGTCGAGAACGCAGCAGCTGGTCAGTTTCTTGTCCAGACGGCCCTGACGCCCGCGGAGAACATCGACGCGACTGCACGAAGCATCGTGAACGTCCTGAACGCCTACTCAGGCAACACCTTCATCGACGCGTACTACACGAGCGGCTTCGAGGACACCCCGGGTGCGATGTACTTCACCCGCACTGACCTGTCCGAGACCGCCTTCACCGTCGTGTCCTCTCGGACCACCTCGTGGCGCCCGGTGCTGCCAAGCTCAGGCAGCAACTACAACAACACCTCCCGTAACGAGGTAAAGCCCAACCGCGTGTACTTCTCGAAGTTCCAGGAGCCAGAGGCTGTTCCAATCCTGCAGTACTTCGACATCGGCTCTCCAGAGGAGAGCGTTGAGCGCCTGGTCCCACTCCGGGACGGCGTGATCGTGCTCAAGACGGACGGCGTGTTCCGCATCTACGGCAGCGACAGCAGCAACTTCCAGGTGGTCCCGCTGGACACCACCGTGCGCATCATCGCTCCGCACTCGGTCGCGGTGCTGACGAACAAGGTCTTCTTCTTCTCCACGCAGGGCGTCGTCGCAGTTTCCAACACGGAAGCTCAGATCGTGTCTCGTCCGATTGAGCGCCAGCTCCTGGAGCTCTCCTCGGCGCTGTACCCGAACTTCCCGGTCGAGACCTTCGCCGTTGGCTACGAGAGCGACCGCAAGTACATCCTCTGGACCATCAGCACCACCGCTGACACGTACGCCACGCAGGCCTTCGTGTACAACGTGCTGACTGGGGACTGGACGCGCTGGACAAAGCCTGCCTCGTGTGGCATCGTCAAGAAGGACGACGACCGGCTCTACATCGGTGGCCTCGCCGCCAACAGCAGCACCTCCTACGTCTTCCAGGAGCGCAAGAACTTCACGCTCTCGGACCAGGCGGATGAGCAGTACACCGTGAACATCACGTCCGCAGCCGGCACAACCGTAAACGTCTCCAGCACGGCGGACCTGATGGCTGGGTACACGCTGCAGCAGAACATCGCGCAGGCCATCATCACCGAGGTCGTGTCTTCAACCCAGGTCACGGTTGATACCGTGCAGGACTGGACGGCTGGAACCGCCACGGCGTACCGCCCAATCGACGTCCAGATGGAGACGAACCAGTTCGACGCTGGTCTCCCAGGGAACATGAAGCACTGGGCTGACGCCTCGCTTATCTTCCGTGCAACGGACTTCAGCACCCTCGGCGTTGGCTTCTTCGCTGACACCACGGCTGAGCCGCTCTCGATCACCATGGTCCCGCCTCGTGGAACCGGTGGCTGGGGTGCCTTTGCCTGGGGAACTCAGCCTTGGGGCGTATCGCAGTCCGCTCGTGCCCGTCTCCGTGCCGCCGTGCCAAAGCAGGCCATGCGCAGCAACTGGCTCTCCGTGTCCCTGTCCCTGAGCGAGGCCTTCTCCTCGCTGGAGCTGGCTGGCATCTCATTGACCTTCAGCAACATGAGCTCGCGCCAGAAGCCGAGCTCCCGTGAGTAATGAAGCCGCCCATCTTCAGCCGCATGTCCCGCGAGGACTACCAGGAGGCGCCTGCTTGGTTTGGCCGCTTCCTGATCCCGCTTCAGCAGTTCATGGAGCAGACTCAGGCGCTCTTCACGAAGAACATCGCCCTTGGTGAGAACATCCAGGCCCGGCAGTACACTACGAACTTTACGACTGCGGCCGGCTACGCAACAGGCACCTTCGAGAACATTACCTTCTCCTGGTCTGGTTCCTCTCTCCCAAACGCCGTCCTCATCACCAGCATTACGCACGCCGATGGAACCCCGTTCCTTGGCTCAACTGGAACACCTCAGTGGAGGTACGACGGGGGCGTTGTCATTACCTACGTGCCTGGCCTAGCGGCTGGCACTAAATACTCGATCACGTTCCTGGTGATCTAAGGAAGAACATGGCCTACGTAGCAGCACCACAGGACCAAGACCCGACCAAGCCCATCGCAGTTTCAACCGGCGCCGCCGGCGGAACAGGTGCAGTGGGAGCAGGCTCAGTGGTTGCGCGTCCAACGCCGACGAGCTCTGGCTCAAACTTCACGAACATCAACACCTACCTCGCCAGCGCCGCCAACCGCGCGGGTGGACAGGCCCTTGGCCAGCAGATCGCAGGTGATGTCTCCAATGAAGTGAACCAGGCCAACCAGGCGATCGACACTGGTTCTAGGGACTTCTCGCAGAAGGTCTCAGAGAACACGAACGTGTTCAACCCAGACGCGGTAAACGCGACCATCAACACCGGAAACGTGAGCGACGCGGTAACGCGCGGTCTCAGTGGAACCTACGGCGGTCCGCGCCAGCTCGCTGACACTGGAGCCCGTCAGACGATCGACCAGGAGGTCCAGCAGGCAACCGACGCAGCCGAGCTTGCTCGCACGCAGGCAGGTCGCGCTCAGTACATTCGCCAGCTTACTGGCCGTCCGATGACCGCTGGCGAGAGCCGCCTGAACAGCGCGTTCGTAAACGCCAACCCGGACGCGATTACCGGCATCGAGAGCGCCCGTCAAGGTGCCACTCCTCTGTCTGGTCGCGTCAATGCCGCCGAGACCCAGGCAGGAAACCTGGCAACTGACGCACAGGCCACGAACGCGGCAACCCGCAACCAGTCCCTCGGTCTGATCAACACGTACCTTGACCAGCAGAACGCCGCTCTTGCTGCCTCTGCCGCCGCACGGCGCCAGCAGCTCATTGACCAGCAGAACGCCATCACGACGTACCTGAACAACATCGCGAACTTTGGACAGGGCCGCGCAACGATTCCTACGCCTCCCACGCGCGCAACTGCACAGGATGTTCCGGTTCAGAGCACTGGTAGGGCAACCACTCAGGCAGTTCGTCCAGGCATTCAGCCAGTTCGAAACACGGGTGAGCAAGCTCCTGCTGCTACCCCAGCACCAGCTCCTGCCCCCTCAGCGCCAACGCCAGCCCCAGCACCAATGGCGCTTGTTCCTGGTTGGGAACAGGCCGGCCTCACTGAAGATCAGGCTCGCCAGCTGCAGACGCTCATCCAGCAGAACTACCAGCTTGGTGGTGGAAAGGTTGACCTCGCGGGATACTTCACCCCAGGCTCGCCTGACTCGATCAACGCGAACACGCAGCTTACGCCTGAGCTGGCGCAGCGCCTGAACGTGCTTGCCGGTCTTGCTGGCCGCAGCACCTACACGCCTGCAGCTGCCAGCGACGCGTACAAGTTCGACTACGACCGCGCCCTCGCGGCACTGAACGCCAACGTGCTGGCTAACACGCCTGCTCCTGTCGCTCCTGCCCCAGTTCCTGCACCCGCCCCAGCGCCAGCTCCGGTGTTCCCAGCTCCATCCCCATACGACGGTGGCGGTGGGGGTGATGGAACGTCTGAAGGCTCACCAGGTGGTGACAGCAGCTCAGGCGACTCCGCAAGCTCCTCAACTGGCTCAGGTGCCGACGCCGCAGGTGGCATCGGTGGATCTGGAATGGGTGAAGCTGGAATTGGCTCAACGGCCGGCTCAGGAAACAATGGTGGTGATGACGGTGCTGGAGATGGCGGAGGCGGCGGTGGCTCTGGCTGCGTTGTCGCAACTGCGCTCACTGCCTCCGGGGACTGGACGGCTTCACAGAAGGGCGACCTGGTTGCCTGGTGCGAGGAAACGCTGCACGACACGTTCCTGGGTGAGGCCCTTCGCCGTGGCTACCAGGTCGTCGGCTCCAAGGTCCTCGTTCCGACGCTCCGGAAGGGCGGTCTCGCTCGCAGGTACGTCAAGTGGGGCTTTGAGCAGGCAACGGACCTCCTTCGCCTTCGCCCGAAGGCCCTCATGGCTGCCCCGCACACCATCCTGTGGGTTGCGGCGCTGACCTGCGTAGGCCTGGCTGTAAGTAAGAGGTATGCAACGCGGTGCTGGAAGGGGCTGTATGAGTGAGGTGACGATTGTTGAGCCCAAAGCAGTGGCGCTGGCCGGTCGCCTCAGCCAGCGTCACATCTACATGGTGCAGGACAAGCTCAAGGAGCAGGCGCCTGTGCAGACGGAAACCGAGCACCTTTGGGCGCACGGGGTGTACCTCCGGGTGCTGAAGGTTCCAGCTGACACCGTCGTGGTTGGTGAGTGCCATGGGACGGAGCACATCACGCTTCTTCTCAAGGGAAGCTGCACGATCACCGAGCCACGGACCGGAGAGCTCACCAGGGTCACCGCGCCGATGTACTGCGTGACCCCGGCAGGAGAGAAGAAGATGGTGCTAACGCACGAGGAGTGCTGGTTTGCGAACGTGCATCCAGACCCAGATAACAAGCGCGATGAGGACGAAGTTCGTCAGCGCGTCATCATTCCAGAGACCGATCACCGCCTGGCGGTGACCAAGGTCGCTGCACTCACATGAGCTACATCTATCTCTACTGTGATCCCAAGACGGGGATTGAAAGGTATGTAGGTTTCGGCAAGAAATCCCGTGCCTGGAGCCACCTTCGTGGAAGCCACAATAGGCGTCTTGATAACATGCTCAAGAAGCGCATCAGAGAAGGATTTGACCCACAGCCAATCATTCTGCTCGACGGTCTCTCTGAGCTTTCAGCCAAGGCCATCGAGATCTTCTGGATTGCTACTATTGGGCGGGACGACAAGCAGAAGGGGTCGCTCTTCAATGCAACAGACGGTGGAGATGGGCAATCTGGCGTGATCAAAGGCGGTTGGACAAGCTGGAAGAAGGGATTGAAAGTTGGCCCTAACGCTAAGCTTAGAGGGCAGAAACTTTCGCCAGATCACGTTGAGAAGAGGACACAGAGCAGGCGAGATAAGTACAATGGCAACTACCGCTCTGAAATGTCAGATGAGGCACGAGCAGCTCTAAGCGAGAAGACGCGGTTGAGCTGGATTGCTCGGCGAGAGAAATACGGGGCTAATGGCCGGAGGAAACACGATGTTTGACAAGCACAGCCGTGCTAAGTACGGCAAGCAGATCGTCGATGACGAGGGACAACTTGTTGGTCGCTATGCCCACGCATGGGGTATCGTAGCAGGAGCGGCAGTTGGCCTCGTTGGCTCCTACATGTCTGCAGATGCGGCCAGCAGCGCCGCTGACCAGGCCGACAACCGCGCAGCAATCTCTGAGGCACGGCTTCAGCGCGCGCAGCAGACGCTTGAGCAGCAGATCGCCAACCTCTCAGCGCTGACTCCTCCAAACCTGCAGGAGTTCATCAAGCCCTACCAGCAGGCGGTGCTTGTTGGACAGCTCACGCCTGAGGACGCAGTTGTACAGATGCAGCAGGCCTCCTCGATGGCCGGCATCACAATTCCTCCTGCGATCCTGTCAGCCCAGAACATGGCGCTGACCAAGATGCAGCAGATCGCTGACCAGGGTGGCCTCACCGCCCAGGACCGCGCAGCACTTGCCCAGATCCAGGACCAGCAGGCAACCGCGTCCCGCGGTGCTCAGGAGGCAATCACCCAGGACGCTGCCCGTCGCGGTGTTGGTGGTTCAGGGGTGGAGCTTGCGCAGCGCTTGCTGGCGAACCAAGCAGCCGCAACGCGCGGTGCCAACGCCGGTCTGCAGGTGGCAGCTGACGCCGAGAAGCGCCGGATGGACGCGATCAACAACTCCGCCACGCTGAGCAGCAACATGCGCAACCAGTCCTTCAATGAGGACGCGCAGAAGGCGCAGGCGCAGGACGCAATCAACCGCTACAACAACATGGCGGTAAACACGAACAACGCGAACAACGTTGCCGCCCGCAACGCAGCTCAAGCCGCGAACCTCTCGGCCGCCCAGAACGTGCAGCAGTTCAACATCAGCCAGGCCCAGCAGGAAGCAGCCGCTCGCGCTGCAGCTGCCCAGACGAGCTGGCAGAACCTGCTGAACCAGCGCACCACAGCTACGAATGCTGCTGCAGGTCAGGCAACGAACGCACAGAACGCAAGCATCGCGGCAAACAACGCCGCGACGACGGCAAACAACACTGCCGCTGCGACTACTGGTGCTGCTTGGCAGAGCGCAGCGAACACCGTTCGCAACGCCTACCAGGACTACCAGGACCAGCAGAAGAAGAATGGAGGCTAAGCCAATGGACGCAATGGAAACAAACACCGACCCTCAGGTTCCAGCAGACATGTCCCTCGAGGAATGGGGACGTCAGCAGGCCGAGGCCGCTGGGTTTGACCCTGGCTCCCCGCAGGTGCAGCAGCGCATCGGCGAGCTCGCATCGCAGGTCCGCGCCACCGTACCAGGCAAGGACGACGCCGAGATCATCGCCAAGGCCGGCCCAACGCTCTCTGCCGCGCTCGAAGCTCCAAAGGGCCCAGGCACAGCCTCAGCGATTCAGCAGGCAATGCAGAAGCTGCAGGAGGACTTCTCTCCAGACAAGGAGCGCGAGGTTCGCCAGCAGGTTCATCGGAACCGGACCTGGGACCAGGCAGCGCAGGCCGCTTCGCTCTATGGGCGCATGGTCGCAAACCCGCAGCAGGCGCAGGTCTTCCAGCAGCTGGACCAGCAGCAGGCCGCTCGCAGCAACGAGCCAATGGTTGACTGGCAGACGAAGAAGGCCGCAGCCATCCAGGGCATTGAGCAGCAGATCAAGCTTGGTCAGATCTCCCGTGAGGAGGTGCAGGCCCAGGTGACTCGCCTTGGACTGGAGCAGGCGCTTGATGAGCGCAAGACCCGTCAGGACCTGGCGAAGGCTGAGGCGGACCCGCTCTCGGCAACCTCGGAGGCCATGCGCCAGCTCGCCAGGAAGTTCGCACCGGAGTTTGTTTCTGCGATGGGTGACCGCTTCAATGGGCTCACCGCCGCGCAGCTCAAGGGCCAGCTCCCAGCGCTCGAGAAGCAGTACCTCAAGGAACTGGAGATTGGCCAGAAGCGCCTGGAGCTGCTGGACAAGGCAGCTGACCGCAGCTCCCGTGAGCGCATTGCCGCTGGGAACAACGCCGCAGTTACTGGAGCTGCCGCCATTCGCGCCGCGGCGCAGGACCGCGCCACTGCGGCTCGCCTCAGTGCTGGTACGGCTGACAAGCCCCTCAAGCCATCCGAGGCACTCGCGATCGACAAGGAGGAAGGCAAGGTCGGTGAGTCCCTCGCTGGTGCGCAGGACACGCTCGCGAACTTTGACCGGCTGGAGAAGCTCATCCGTGGTGGCCTCAGCACCGGCCCAGTCGTTGGTGGGGACAACGTGGTCGGAAGCGCAATTCGCTTCGTCTCAAAGGACCGCCAGGCCGCCGACTCGGTCGTCAAGAACATCGTTTCTTCTGCCTCGAAGACGTTCGGTGCAAACCCAACCGAAGGCGAGCGCCGCTACATCGAGATGGCGAACTCCGTCATGCAGCTCGATGACCCGCTGCCGCGTCTCGCTGAGCTGCGCAGCAAGTTCGAGGAGCTGGTGCGTCAGCGCCAGGCCCGCCTTGAGAGCCTCGCGAAGCTGCGCGGTGGCACACCGAGGCTGGCACCTCCAGCCGCTCCCAAGAACGTCCCGACCGTGAACTCGAAGGGCTGGGTCCTGATGACCGACCGCGGTGGAAACCGCGCGTACGTTTCGCCTGATGGCAGCCAATTTGAAGAGGTGCAGTGATGCCGTTTGATCTCGCGTCCGCGAAGCCAATTGACGCCAAACCCAAGGCCAAGTTTGACCTTTCCTCGGCAAAGCCGGTTCCTGAGCTCAAGACCGAGGAGCCAGGCTGGTTCCAACCTGGTTCAAAGAGCGAGGCACTGGTCCGTGGCTTCAGCCAAGGGGCAACTCTTGGGTTTGGGGACGAGCTCCAGGCCGCCATTCGCGCGCTGGGTGACGACGGCCCGGGTGGCTACACGGATCGGTATGCCCGTCTCCGTGATGAGGAGCGCGCCGCCAACGCCAACGCCTCAAACAAGAACCCTGGCTCGTACCTTGCAGGAAACGTTGCAGGTGCACTACCGGCTGTTCTCGCAACTGGCCAGCCAGCTGGAGGTGGTGCTGCTGCCCGGCTTATTCAGACAGCGCAATCAGGTGCCCGTCTAGGTGCTATTCAAGGCGCTGGAACGTCTGAGTCTACAGATGCTGCAGGGCTAGTTGAAGATGTTGGTAAGGGCGCGCTGATCGGTGGTACATCAACTGTGGTGCCTCTCGCAGTTGCGCAAGGAGCGCGTGGAGCCCTCGCTACTGTAGCTGGAACTGGTCTTAAGGGAGCACCTACTCTGGCTACTGGCAGGCAGGCAGCAAATCGAGCAATCCTTGAGGCAAACAAGCGGGCAGCGGATGCAGCAGTAACCCGTGCGGCCGATGCTGCCGCGGCAGGAACAGGCACAAAGGCGGCTGTCATCGCGGCTCAGAAGGCAGCTCGTGACGCAGAGCAAGCTATCGCAAATTCGACTGGATTTGGACAGAAGGTAATTCAAGCTGCCCGTGACCTTAAGAATGTTCCAGTCATTGGACCGGTTACAAGTGCTGTTGATCGCCTAACTGGCCCTGTCGCAGCAAACACACTGAAGGCGATGAATGCCACAGGCGCTGCTCGAATGGGTTCGACAACCCAATCTACCATTGGTGCAACGGCCCTCGCGCTTCAGAACATGTCAGGTCGCCAGGCCCGGGCGCAGCTCTCTGACGCGGACGCACAGATCCAGCGCGCAGTTTCAGCAGGTCAACCTGAGTACGCGGCAACCTTCCAGGCCCTTCAGGACCCGGCTACCCGCGCAGCGCAGCGCAAGATCTCAGCTGGAGAGGCTGAAGCTGAACCTGATGCTCAGGATGAGGATGAGCAGGACGTCTCGGAGGACTAAATAGAGTGCCACCTACCAACCGGCGGTGGCACTCTTACCACCCGAAAGGACGTCATGAGCAAGAAGGAAGTAAAGGCTAAGGCCGAGCCATTCATCGCGGTCACGATCGACAAGGTTCCTGGTGAGGAGGCCTACCTGGGCACCGTGTACAAGAACGGGCAGGTGGTCTTCAAGACCGAGCACCCCACGCTGTACCTCGCCGTCGCTGGCCAGGTCCGTCGCTTCATCGACATGGGCATGTCAGTATGATGGAGCTCTACGCTGCCCTCGTTGGCACCCTCGCGGTGTCGCTTACGTTTGTGGGCTTCAAGCTTTGGCTGGACCGCGTCCACCCGGCAAAGAAGCCGGACCCGACGGGCAAGGAGCTGCTTGAGCGCCTTGAGGCGCACGAGCGGGCCGTAACGAAGCAGATTGAGGCGCTGGCTGGACGCATCGGGTTCAAGGAACGGCCCCGCCTTCGGGAGTAATCCATGAAGCTGCACGACCAGGCGCTTGAGCTTGCGTCAAAGGGCGCAACGAACATTGAGATCTTCGGTGCCCTGGAGCTCACCCCCTCGCAGATCCTTCGGCTGACGATCTCGGACACGCCCCTGCTGTTCAAGATCATTCAGGGACGCATGGCATTTCTTCGCCCGTTCATCGACATCCTCATGAACGAGGCGACGGAGCTTGTGTCCAAGGAAGCTGCAACTCGAAACTACCGTGCTCTGCAGGACCTGATTGCCCGCTACGACCGCGAGAACGCGGCGCTCGGCGTTGGCTATGATCTGTCACTGCTCTCTTCAGCTCCCACCCCTAAGGAGGGACAGCTGAAGGGCGCGGCTCTTACGAAGGCCCTACGCGAATGAAGCTGAAGATGTTCCTGCGCCAGAAGCTGATGGAGCTGCTTGTCTGGCGCATCAACCGCTGCAAGGATGACTGGAAGCTCAAGGAGCTGCAGAAGCAGCACGCGGAGCTTCTCTCTGCACAGATGGCCGACCGCCGGCGCGTGAACCAGAAGGAGGTTCAGACGGGCGTGTGGTGGATGACGCAGGAGGAGCTGGATGAGCACTCCAAGCGCTTCTAACCTCGTGTACGTGGCCTCTGCCACGTTGGCTGATGCGCTGTTCAAGGGTGGAGTTCCGCTCATTGAGCAGGGCGTCGTCATGAACGGGGTTCGGTGCTTCGTGTTCCAGATCCGCCCGCAGGACGTTCGCGTTGCGAGAAAGGTGCTTCAAGGTGCCTACCCGCGCTGAGCTTCTTCGC